AAAAGCCTGTAAGATGATGTAAGGAGTTTATATGTCTAAGCTTAAGGTTATACAGAACGGAACATTTGCTGATGGTGAGGCTGTCTACCAGATAGGCTACGAGCTTGAGGACGGTTCTTTTGAGGTTGTTAACGCCAATGTAATGCGTAAGGTTGTTGCTGACGCTAAACTGTCTGAGATGGGCGTATCTAAGCCTGTAGAGATGGAGAGAGCGCGAGATGACAAGGGTCACTATATAGCTGACGATGTTTCTACTCCCGATGTGAATGAAGCATTTGTTCCTAAGAAGAAAGCACCTGCCAAGAAGAAGGCTCCTGCTAAGAAGAAAGCACCCGCTAAGAAAAAGAAAGCATAAGGAATTATATGTCCGTTACGGATAAGGTTGATCCAGAGCTTTTAAAACAAATCCCTAATCTGCCGTTAGAACAGCAGAAAGAGGTTCTAGGTCTGTTAGAGGAGCTAGAGGAAGCAGAATCCAAGGATAAGGCAAGAGATTACTTCATGGGGTTCTGTAACAAGGTATGGCCTGCCTTTATTGAGGGTAGGCATCATAAGATCATGGCAAATGCTTTTGAGCGTGTTGCTAGTGGTGAGTTGAAGCGATTAATTATTAATATGCCTCCTCGTCACACTAAATCAGAATTTGCATCTTATCTTCTACCTTCATGGTTCTTAGGTAAGTATCCGCATAAGAAAGTTATTCAAACCGCTCACACTGCTGAATTATCAGTAGGTTTTGGTCGAAAGGTGCGTAACCTAGTAGATAGCGAAGACTATAAATCTCTCTTCCCCTCGGTCGGGTTGAGGGCTGACTCTAAAGCCGCAGGGCGATGGAGTACCAGTGCAGGTGGCGAATACTTCGCTATCGGTGTTGGTGGTGCTGTAACAGGTAAAGGCGCTGACCTTCTGATCATTGATGATCCGCACTCCGAGCAAGAAGGTCAATCGGGCGACCCCTCCGTTTTCGATAAAGCGTATGAATGGTACACATCCGGCCCTCGACAGCGACTTCAACCGGGAGGCGCTATTATTATTGTTATGACTCGATGGCATAAACGAGACTTAACAGGACAGATTATAAAGTCATCTACTCAAAGAGCAGGGACTGATCAGTGGGAGGTTATTGAATTTCCCGCAATAATGCCCTCAGAGAAACCATTGTGGCCTGAGTTCTGGCCCATGCAGGAATTGGTAGCGTTAAGAGAAGAACTACCATCCGCTAAGTGGAATGCTCAGTATCAACAGAATCCTACCTCAGAAGAGGGTGCGCTAGTTAAACGTAACTGGTGGAAGATATGGGAGCATGATAATCCGCCCCCATGTGATTTTATTATACAGTCTTGGGATACGGCATTTCTTAAGACACAAAGGGCTGACTACTCAGCGTGTACTACTTGGGGCGTATTTTATGCACCTGATGATGACGGCAAGACTGTAGCTAACATAATATTGCTAGATGCTTTTAAAGAGCGACTAGAGTTTCCAGAGCTTAAGAAGAAAGCTCAAGAGTTTTACACTGATTGGCAACCTGATGCCTGCATTATTGAAGCAAAAGCGGCAGGAACACCTCTTATATTTGAATTAAGAGCTATGGGTATTCCTGTTTCGGACTATACCCCCTCTAGAGGCAACGATAAAATCTCTAGAGTTAATGCTATATCAGATATGTTTGCCTCTGGGATTATCTGGAGGCCTGAAAGAAGGTTTGCAGAGGAGGTTGTTGAAGAATTTGCGGCTTTTCCCGCAGGAGAGCATGATGATTTAGTGGATTCATCCACACAAGCACTTCTAAGATTTAGGCAGGGTGGATTTTTAAGGCTAAACTCTGACGAAGAAGATATTCCCTTAGAATCAAGCCGAAGAGCGGCTTATTATTGATGCCTAAAAGCATTAACAGGTTAAATATAAGAAAGGTTTGCCCCTAATGGACGGATTAGAGATAAGTCCTTGGAGAATTGATCAGCTATTAAGGCCTTTGTTTAGAAAATTTTCTAAAGTAGGCGACAAAGTTTACTTTAGCAACAATGAATTCTCTATAACTAAGGATTTAGAGGCCAATTTTGATGTAATACGGTCTGAATTAGACCATATAATGAAAAGAATAGATGATTTAACGCCTTTTCAAGAAATTAGCCCTGATCAACAGTATATTTCCAACGATGATAAGTGGAAAATGTTTTTTTTAAAGGCAGGAACCGTAAGATTTGAGCGAAATTGCCTAGAATGTCCAAAAACAATGGAAATACTAGATAAAAACAAGCAAATAGTCTCAGCTTATTTTTCAGTTCTTGGGCCAAACAAGATGTTAATGCCTCATGAGGGGCCGTGGTGCGGAGTTATCAGAATACACTTAGGGTTAATTATCCCTAAAAACGGTAATGGTTGCACTCTTGTTGTTAATGGCATTCCTTATCAGTGGAAGGAAGGCAAGTGCGTTGTGTTTGATGATACCTACGAACACATTGCTGTTAACGAAACTAATGAAACCAGAGTTGTTTTGTTTCTAGATTATATGAGGCCTTTACCTTTTTGGCTGTCTTGGGTTAACTGGTTAGTAGTAAGAGCGGCAAAGTTCGCCCCTTACTTTAAAATACCACTAGCTCGTCATAAGGAGTGGGAAAAAAAATTCTATGATGGCAAATAAAAAACAAGAAAAAATAGAATCTGCCTTTGTTGGCAGGGGCTTTAAGCGCAATAATAACTTATCAAATTCTAGTTATGTTACACTAGAGGACGAAAAGCACAGCGTTTATATCTTTGAAGAAGGTGAGCTAGTCTGGGAGTCTAAGGCTGTAAAAAGCGTTGGTGCAGACAAAGTATTTAAACATATTTCTCAAGCAGTTGGAGTTTGATATGAAAGGCATGAAGAAAAAAGAACCTGTGGGCTACATGGGTGGTGGTGAGCTTATGAACCCAAATAAGGGTATGAATAAGGTAAAAGCCATGAAAGAAGGCGGTGAAGCCAGTGTTGCTCGCGGAAGCGGTGCGGCTCGTCCTCAAGCTTTTAGGAAGAATGGCTAAGTGGCAATTGATAAGCCGCTAGTAACCCCTGAAGAACTTACGGCTGAAGAAGCTGAAGGTGCTTTAGAGATTGAAATAGTCAATCCTGACTCTGTTTCTGTTGAGACTCCTGATGGAGGCTTGATGTTTGACTTTGAGGGTGAAAGCAACCCTATGGGAGAAATCCCTTTTGATGATAACTTAGCAGAATATATTGAGGACAAAGAGCTTACCCTGATTGCAGGTGATCTTATCTCGTCCTTTAAGTCAGATAAGGAAAGCCGCTCAGACTGGGAAAGGACTTATGTAGAAGGGCTAGAGCTTCTAGGCCTTAAGCATGAAGACCGAACAACCCCTTGGGATGGTGCATGTGGCGTATTTCACCCACTACTGACCGAGTCTGTCATAAAGTTTCAGTCTCAATCAATACAAGAGCTATTTCCTGCAAGAGGCCCAGTTAGAACATCTATCGTAGGCGTTATAGATGCTGACAAAGAGAAGCAAGCAGGAAGAGTACAAGATTATTTAAACTACTTAGTTACTGAAAAAATGACTGAGTATAGGTCAGAAACCGAAAGGTTATTGTTTTCATTGCCTTTAGCAGGTTCAGCCTTTAGAAAAGTATACTTTGATCCTAATATGGGTCGCCCTTGCAGTATGTTTGTACCCGCTGAGGACTTTGTTGTTAGCTATGGAGCGTCTGACTTAGTTACTTGCGAACGTGCAACGCATATAATGAAAAGAACAAGCAATGAAGTCAGAAAATTACAAGTATCTGGTTTCTACTCTGATGTCGATATAGGCACTGCTAGTGACGATACTGATGAAATTGAGCATAAATATAACGAGTTAACAGGTAATTCGTCAGGTTATGACAACGATTCTCGTCACACAATACTAGAAATGCAAGTTGATCTTGATCTTGTTGGGTTTGAAGATGTTATTGACGGAGAAGAGAGCGGAATACAGCTTCCTTATGTTGTAAGCATTGATCTAAGCTCAAGAAAAATTCTTTCTATACGACGAAACTACTACGAAGATGACGATAATAGAATGAAGCGAGAGCATTTCGTTCATTATCAGTATATGCCCGGACTTGGTTTTTATGGATTTGGTTTAATCCACATGATTGGTGGGCTTGCTAAATCTGCAACATCTTTGTTGCGTCAGCTAGTCGATGCAGGAACTCTAAGTAATCTTCCCGGAGGTTTAAAATCGAGAGGGTTACGCATAAAAGGTGATGACACACCAATAATGCCCGGAGAATTTAGAGATGTTGATGTTCCCGGAGGTGCAATCCGAGATAATATTAGCTTCTTGCCCTACAAAGAGCCAAGCAACGTCCTGTATCAGCTTATGGGAGACATTGTAGAGGAAGGCCGTAGGTTTGCATCAGCCGCAGACGTAAAGGCGGCAGACATGAATTCTGAAGCTCCTGTGGGAACTACACTTGCTATCCTAGAGCGATCTATGAAGGTAATGAGTGCGGTTCAAGCAAGACTTCACGCTTCAATGCGTAAGGAATTACGCCTATTATCAAAGATTGTTTACGATTTTGGCCCTACAGACTACCCATATTCGTCTGAAGAAGGCTCTGTAGTAAGAGAGGACTTCGATGGAAGAGTCGATGTTATTGCCGTAAGTGACCCTAATTCAGGCACTATGGCGCAAAGAATCATGCAATATCAGGCCGCATTGCAGTTATCTCAGCAGAATCCTGAAATGTATGATCTTCCTTTGCTTCACAGGCAAATGCTTGAAGTTCTTAACATTCGTGATGCTGATAAAATTATTCCAAGAGATGAAGATCAGAAGCCAACAGACCCAGTTAGTGAGAATATGAATATTCTTAGGGGAGAACCTGTTAAGGCCTTTATCTACCAAGACCATGAAGCGCACATTAAGACTCACATGGCATTTATGGAAGACCCTAAAATACAAGAGCTTGCAGGTAAGAGTCCAAACGCTAAGGCAATGCAGGCGGCTATGGCATCTCATATTCAAGATCACCTTGCATTTACTTATCGTCAACAAATTGAAAAAGAGCTTGGTGTTGAATTACCGCCAGAAGGCGAATCACTGCCAGAAGATATTGAGTTAAGAATATCTAGACTTGTAGCTCCTGCGGCAGAACAGCTTAAGGGTAAGAATCAACAAGAACAGCAACAACAACAGGCTCAAGAGCAACAGCAAGACCCTATTGTTCAAATGGCTCAAAAAGAATTGCAGATTAAAGAAATGCAAGCACAAGCTAAGACTGAACTTGATCAGGCTAAGATGCAACTTGAAATGGCTAAGGCTCAGTCTAAAGCAGACTTTGATAGACAGAAGCTTGATCAGCAGGCTGAGATTGAAAAAGCTAAATTGGCTGTTAAGATTGCTGAGGACAATGTTAGAGAGCAATTGGAATCAAGAAGAATTGCTTCTAAGGATCAGATTGACGGATTTAAAATAGGTCGTGAGATTGTTGACTCGATGACGGATACTAAAACATGAGCGGATCAGCAAACAACTCATTTGAGTATCTAAGAGATCAGTTTAGAAAGCAAATGAA